GGCTATAAAGCTGGAACTCAACACGCTCCATAATATCTTTAGTAAATAGTGCCTCGAATGTTTGATAATCTGTGGCAATGTATGTGGCTCCAGGAACGTATAATTTTGAGATGTACTCGGCTCTGTCTCTGACGGGGATTCGCTTGATAAAATACTTACTGGCCTTCGACTCTTTGAACAATCGCTGTTCAATGAGCTTGAATATCGGGCCAACAAGGCACTTGAAGATGTCTGTTCTGGAATTGATACCTCTGCAGTGCTTGTATTTATCATAATGTTCGTCCTTGACAAAAGACTTGCATTTGGCGAAACGTTTGTCCATGGGATCCTGGCACTCATTCCAGGCATCCCATAGTTCCTTCTTTCTCCAGTCTGGATATTTGGTGGATTCCAACCACTTCCAAACATCAAAGTCAGTGCCAGGAGCCAAAGGAACAATGTTTTTCTTGAGCCACCTGAGAACAAATGCCTCCAATCGGTCCAAGAGGTCGCCATCTGCGACAGGAGGGGCAGCAAGAAATCTCTTGCATGCACCAGCCGCGGCTGTACGTGGGTCTGGATTTGGGTGAGGTAATGCGGCAGTTGCTGTAGTCGGTCCAAGACTAACTGCCACAGGTCTCCGTACTCTATCATGGCCGCGGATTCTAGTGAATCCTGCACTATCCTTACTAACAGGGACAGTAGGAAACACAAAATCATCATAAGCATATCCATACAGATAACGAGGAGGCCCGGCCTTGGCACCTGAAAAGAGCTCTTTGGGGTGTATTGACACATGTACCTCCAAAAGTCAAGGGCAAAAATCTTGGTTTGCTCAATCGGGTGTCTTAGGTGGTCTGCTCCATACAAGAATGCGTATCTGTCGATATTTACAGTACTCATCTTGGCAGCCCTGTCCCTTATTCTGGCCTCTATTACCTCTAGCTCAACATCCTTCATCATAGTTGTACCACTGTTGAGCTGCGCGAACATTTCGAGAGAAACACCAACCCTGCGCTTCTTGATAGGAATGAAATTTCCATACAGTTCATATCCTTCAACACGCTCGAATTCTGCCAATTTACCTTGGTGCTTCATCTCCATGCCCATATTCGCATCTGGGCGAGTATCCCTGACCCTGCTTATGTCGTACAATTTCTTAATGTTCCACCTAATTTGGTGACCTACCCA